GTGACCGTTCTCGCGACCGTCGCCGATTCGGTCACATATTCTACTTTTTTCGAGACCAGTCGAGTCCGATCCATCGTCTGACCCAAAGAGGCTACTATGTCCATCGAAAGCGGCGCGACCCTGATCATCGACATCAACGGCGTCGTCATGGCTGTAGCCACCGGGTCGGCGATCCCCGCGGGCACCCAGGCTTTCCTCATGGCGGGGTCCGATGGGACCAACGCCCGAGCGATGGCCGTGGACACCTCGGGGCGTCCCGTCTTCGTTGGCGCAGGCGTCGCGGGCACACCCGCGGGTGGGGTCATCTCCATCCAGGGCGTCGCGGGCGGTACAGCGATGCCGGTCACCGGCACGGTCACGGCGACCTTCGCCTCGGTCGGCCTGACCGGCGCGGCCCCTCCCGCGTCCGCGGACTACATCGGCGGCAACGATGGGACGAACCTCGTCGGCCTGAAGATGAAGCCGGCTAGTACGGCAGCCCTCGCGACGGACCCCTCTCTCGTCGTAGCCTTCTCACCGAACTCGCCCCTTCCGACTGGTTCAAACACCATCGGTACGGTTACGGCGGCTCAGGCAACGGCAGCCAACCTCAACGCCCTCGTGGCGCAGGGTGCGGCGGGTACGGCTGCATCGGGGTGGTTCGTCAAGCTCACGGACGGCACGAACACCGCTCCGACCTTTGACGTGGCGGCCCGTGCAGGCTTCCAGAAGATCACGGACGGCACCAACACGGCCGCCGTGAAAGCTGCCTCCACCGCCCCTATCGCGACCGACCCCGCGATGGTGGTCGTCCTCTCCCCGAACCAGCAGTCGATCCCGGTCACGGTGTCGTCCGGTACGGACCGCACCGCGACGGGCACCATCACCAACACGCAGAGTGTCGCCATCAACACGATGGGCTCCGGCACCTGCGGTATCCAAATCACAGGGACCTGGACGGGCACGGTCCTCTTCGAGGGTAGCGTCGACAACGGCACCACCTGGACAGCCATTAACGTCACGGTCCCGACGACGGGCGCCGAGGTCACTAGCGCGACAGCGAACGGCACATGGCTCGCGGCAGTGGCAGGCTTCGCTCAGATCCGCGTCCGCGGCCTCACGGTCGCCACTGGCACAGCGACGATCTTCCTCGACTCGGCGACCGGCACGATGGTCGTCACCCTCGGTGACCCCCTCCCCACCGGGTCGAATGTCATCGGCGGCGTGACCCAGGGTTCGGGCTCGGGTGCCGCAGCAACCTACTGGTACACGCGCGTCACGGACGGCACCAACACGATGCCTACGATGGACACGGTGGCCCGCAAGGGCTTCCAGTCCATCACGGACGGCACCAACGGTCCGGCGGCAGTCAAGGCTGCCTCTACGGCAGCAGTGGCCGGCGACCCCAGCCTCGTCGTCGCGATCTCCCCAAACACGGGGCTCCCGACCGGCGCCAACACGATCGGTATCGTGAACCAGGGGACGGCGGCCTCGATCGCCAACTCGTGGCGTGTCCAGGTCACCGACCTCACGAACACGATGCCGACCGGCGATGCGGCGGCACGCGGCATCTACACGAGGAACACGGACGGTACCAACACTGCCGCCGTGAAGGCTGCCAGCACGGCGGCCATCGCAACGGATCCGGCACTCGTCGTCGCGATCTCCCCGAACAACTCGGTCGCGATCACCGCGGCGGCACTTCCCCTGCCGTCGGGCGCCGCGACATCGGCGAACCAGACGACGCTCGGCAGCCAGACGACGAAGATCAACGACGGCACCAACACCGCCGCTGTGAAGGCAGCCTCCACGGCTGCTATCGCCTCGGATCCCAGCCTCGTCGTAGCGCTCAGCCCGAACAGCCCGATCCCGACGGGTGCGAACGTCATCGGCGCCGTCACCCAGTCGGGTACATGGTCGGTCACGGCCACGCAGGCAACGGCAGCCAACCTCAATGCCACGGTGGTGCAGAGCACCGCCTCGAACCTGAACGCCACGGTCATCGGCTCGGGTTCGGCCGGCACGCCTTCGGCCGGTGTCATCTCCATCCAGGGCATCACGTCGATGACCCCGGTGATCACCGCCGAGAAGAAGGCGTCCACGGGGACCGTCACGAGCGTCGCCGGTTCGGCGACAAGCGTGAGCCTCCTTGCCTCGAACACCAGCCGCCTCGGGGCTGTCATCCACAACGACAGCACCTCCGTCCTCTACGTGAAGCTCGGGGCCACGGCCTCGACAGCCAGCTTCACGGCGCGTCTGACAACACAGAGCAACTACGAAGTCCCGTTCGGGTACACGGGCGCCATCGATGGGATTTGGAACTCGGCCGCCGGAAACGCCAGGATCACCGAACTGACCTGATCCGGTGTACGTACGGGGCCCGAGTCTGAACTAGACAGCACAAATCCCACCCATGCCCCTATCCAACTCTCTCATTACCGTCGTCGACTCCAGTGGCAACGCCATCGTTGTCCCGGTGGCGGCTGCCGTTTCCACGGGCGGCCTGATGGTCATGGGGTCGGACGGGACCAACGCCAGGTTCCTATCGACCGACACTTCGGGGCGTCTTGTCGTCATCGGCCAGGGTGTGGCAGGCACCCCGGCCGGTGGGGTCATGTCCATCCAAGGTGTGGTCGGCGGTACGGCCATCCCCATCTCGGGCTCAATCACGGCGACAAACCCATCCGTGGGGACGACCGGATCGGCCATCCCGACGTCCTCGACCCTCATCGGCGGGTCAGACGGCACCAACCTCGTCGCCCTGAAGGTCAAGCCGGCCTCCACGGCTGCGGTGGCTGCGGATCCCAGCCTCGTCGTCGCCCTCTCCCCAAACACTCCTGCGAAGCTCTGGGATGGCACCAACACGGCAGCCGTGAAGGCCGCCTCGACCGCCCCCCTTGCGACGGATCCGGCCCTCGTCGTCACGATCTCTCCCAACAGCGGCTCGCTATCGAACCCGAGCGTCGGAACCACCGGATCGGCTGTCCCTGCCTCTGCGACGTTCATCGCGGCGTCGGACGGCACCAATCTACAGGGTCTTAGGGTCAAGCCCGCTTCCACGGCAGCCCTCGCGACGGATCCGGCACTCGTCGTCGCGATCTCCCCGAACAACCCCATCACCGTCTCGGGGACGGCGGACGTGACGGCCACGGGCGCCCTGGGCGCCCTCAATGCTGCGGTCCAGGTTGCCACCGCTGGTGAGATGACGGTGGGTCTCCAGCTCGCTGCTGGGACGCTGATCGGCACCCTCGTCCCGGAGATGTCGTTCGACGGCGGCACGACCTGGAACTCCACCTACTTCGATACCCCCTCGACCCAGAAGGTGGCCTCTGTCGCCTTCGCTTCCTCAAACACGGCCGTCGCGTCTTCGATCACGGCCGTCGCAGGTGGTGGTCTATACCGCGTAAGGGTGTCGGCCTACACGTCGGGCACTGCGAACGTGACCTTGCGTGCCACGACCAGCGGCAAGAACACTGAGATGTTCACTGGTCCGTCGGGCCAGTTGGTCCCCCTATCCACCGCCCTCATTGGCGGCTCGGATGGGACGAACCTCCTATCTGCCAGGATGAAGGCGGCTTCTACGGCTGCCGTCGCGGCCGACCCCGCCCTCGTTGTCGCCCTCTCCCCGAACAACCCCGCGAAGGTCTGGGACGGGACGAACACGGCGGCGGTGAAGGCAGCCTCGACCGCCGCCGTCGCAGCCGACCCGGCTCTCGTTGTCTCGGTCTCCCCGAACAGCAAGGTCAAGCTCTTCAACCAGGTCACGGACGGCACGGTTCTGGGTACCGACGTCTATCTCCCGGTTGCCGGTAAGAGCGACTCCGGGACGATGAGCGCGCTCACCTTGACGGCGGCATCGGCCCTGAAGGTATCCCTGGCGAGCTTCGGGCAGAGTCTTCAGGCCAACGTCACCCTCACGGCGGGCGGTACGAACGGCGTAGGCACCGCCGTTTACGGCAACAGCGTCACCCTGGAGATCGACGTCGCCGGCCCGGTGACAGGGGCGGGGGCGACCCTCAATTTCTCGCTCAACGAAGTCGCCCTAGACAGCTCGACGGTCATTCAAACCACCTCGGTCGCGATCACCGCCGTCGGTGTCTACCGCCTAACGCTCAACAACCTCTACGCGTACGTTAGCTCGACGTGGACCGTCTCCGGCAGCACCCCATCTTTCGGCGGGGTCACCACCACCTACACCCAAACCCCAGGCGCAGTCATCAACGGGTCCGGGACCATCGGACAGAAGGCGCCCACCGACGCCCTCATGATGGGCGCCTCGGACGGGACGAACCTCCTGGGGCTTCGGGTCAAGCCGGCCAGCACGGCCGCCATCGCGACCGACCCTGCCCTGGTCGTCGCTATCTCCCCGAACAACAGCTTCTCTTCGGCCCTCCGGGACAGCAACAGCAAGAGCATCCGGGCGACCGTCAGCCAAGAGCTGAAGGTCGCAGAGCTGTATGTCCTCGCGGACCTCACGAACAAGTACGAGCTGGACGCCCGCCTCTGGGACACGCTCCTCGTGAGCGGTGGTACGGTCACACACCAGCCCACGATCAGCGGTCTCCGTACGGCGACAACGACCTCGGCAACGTCTTCGGCCACACTCAGGACGAACACCTACTACAAGTACCAGGCGGGGTTCACGCAGCTCGCCACCCTCTCCATCATCCACTCGGACAGCGGGCAGGCCAACAACGTCCGTGAGTGGGGGTACTTCGAGACCAACAACGGCCTCTTCTTCCGGCTATCCGGGACTACCCTGAGCATTGTCGAGCGGTCCGACACCTCCGGCTCCGTTGCCGACAACGTGATCCTCCAGAGCGCGTGGAACGTTGACAAGATGAATGGGACCGGAGGGTCCGGCGTCACGCTCGACCTCTCGAAGGGCAACCTCTTCGAGATTGAGATCCAGTGGTATGGCGTCGGCGTCGTCCGCTACTTCATCAACAACATCCTCGTCCACGAGCAGAACCACACGAACACCCTCGCCGTGCCCTACATGCGGACGGCGATGCTGCCCGTGCAGGTCAAGGTCACAAACACCGCGGGAGCCGTCGCCTCGTACGTGGACTTGATCTGCGCTCGTGTGGTCGCCCAGGGCCAGCAGCATGAGCCGTGTGAGTGGACGCAGAGCGCCTACAACACGACGGATTCCACCATCGGGGTCACGGAAGTCCCGCTCCTGTCGATCCGCCCGAAGGCTACCTACAACTCGATCACGAACCGTTCTTGGATCATCCCCCGTAGGCTCAACGTCAACACAGAGGGCAACCGCATGAGCTTCCGCATCATGTTCGGGGCCACCCTGACGGGTCCTTCGTGGACGTCGTCGAGCACTACATCCCTGGCAGAGTACGACCAGACGGCCACGGCTTTCTCGGGCGGGGAGATGCTCTTCCGAGGGTACATCGGGCAGGACATCGGCGAGAAGGAGGTGGACCTCAGCTTCATCTTCGATGTCGCCAACCGCTTCCTTCGGAACTCGGGCTTCCTCGCCACGGGGACCAACGCGAACGACGTTCTCACGATCGTGGCTTTGAACGAGGCGGCCGGCAAGACCAAGGCTAGGGCTACCCTCACCTGGGCGGAAATCAGATGAGCCTCGAACAAGTCCTCCTCAACTCGACTGTCATTGCGGGTGGGTCGTACGTCTTCCGGGCCGGCGGCGCCCGCGAGGTGTCGGTCGTCGTCCACGTCACCGGCACGGTCACGGGCACGACGCCGACGCTCCAGTTCACGATCTCGGAGGTCGACCCGACCGACGAAACCACTGCTGTCGGGGGCAGCGCCTCCACGTCCCAGTTCACGGCCACAGCGTCGTCGGACGTCGCCACGTTGCCCCTGTCGAGGTCGACGACGGTCGTTGTCACCTGGGCGGTGTCCGGCACGAGTCCCTCCTTCGGAGGCACCTCGGTTGTCGTCTTCTCCCGCGACTCAGGCTCCACGGAGACGGACGAGTCCACCTCATACGCGCCGGACCCTAAGGATGGCCCCGGCGGTAGCCTCCCCCTGCAGACAGACTCTGGCGGCAGCCTGAAGGTCCGCGGGCAGGTCCTCACCGATGAGGGGTCTTTCCGGGACAACTTCAACGACACCCTCACGACGGCCATCTCGGGCACCGTCACGTTCACGGCCGGGTCGACCCTGGTGCAGGGCGTCGGGACCTCGTTCCTCTCGCAGCTCGACAACCAGAACTACATCAAGCGCAACGCTGACGCCGAGACCAACTGGACGCTGATCTCCGAGGTCGTCTCCGACACGGAGCTGAACCTGGTCGCTCCGTACCCCGGCACGACTGGCACTACGGGGTCTTTCACCAACTGGATCACCAACACAGGGTCCGGCGCCTCCATCACGGTGAGCACTAGTACGCTCATCCTCACGAATGGCCTGGGTAACGGCACCACGACCAACGTCAGGCGGCTTGTGGACTACGGTCCCTTGACCGTCACCAGCCGCCTGACGTGCTCGACCCGCGTGACGAACAACACGCCGTTCTTCGGCTTCCAGGACAACCCGGCGACCACGATCCAGCAGGCCATCGTCATCTTCGATCCGACGCTCAGTGCGTCGCAGGTCGTCTTCCGGACCGGGGCGGCAGCAGCCGACCTCCAGTCCACGACGGTCACGCTCCCGGCGGGCGCCCTGACGACGGCGGCCAACACCTACCAGATCATGATCACGGGCGCGACGGCGACCCTGTTGATCAACAACGTCGTGGTCGCCCAGCACCAGAACGCGATCCCAGACTCGTACGCCAGCCTGTACATGGTTTACGGCTTCACCAATGCCGCAGCCGTGGGTTCGTCCGCCACCCTCACCATCGACACGGTGTGGATCAACAACGTGAACCGCGTCGAGGTGGCGAACTCGTTTGCGGGGGAGCCCCTTTACGTACAGCTCGTCGGGAAGTCGGCGGCGGGCCTCCCGCAGCCCGCTGCCCTGAAGTACATCCCGCAGTACGGGACGGCCGCTCAGGCGTTGACGATCACCATGGCCAGCCTCGTGAACGCGGCGGCCCGAGCCAGCACGGCGGTCGACAACTCGGTCACCCTCTACGAAGACGTGCTCATCTTCGTGAAGTACACGACGGCGGCGGCCTCCACCTCGACGTCCGGGTACATCAACCTCTGGGGCTACGGCACGGTCGACGGCGGCACGACCTACCCTGAAGCCATCACCGGCACGGACGCAGCGGTCACGCTCTCGTCCCCGCCGAACCTCGCCCTCATTGCCCAGTGTACGGCGAACGCGAACGCGAAGACCTACCTCGCCGGCCCCTTCTCGTTCTGCCGCATGTATGGCCTCGATCGCCTGCCGGCCAAGTGGGGCATCGTCTTCGAGAACCGCACGGCTCAGACCCTCAACGCGACGGCCGGCAACTTCTCCATCACCTACCAGGGCGTGAACGGGCAGATCGGCTGATGGCTATCTTTGCCAGCGCCACCAACTCGATGCTGTCCGTGGCCTACACGGGGCCGTCGAGCGACGTTACCCTCATGGGGTGGGTCTTCCTCAATGGCACGGTGCTCACGTACCGCGGGATCTTCGGCATCGAGCCGAACATCATGGTCAGCACGACTACGGACGGTGTGACGCTGAGCGTCGGGTCGACCACTGTAGACCTCACCGGCGTCGGAGTCCTTCCGGTGAGCACCTGGGTCCACCTCGCCGTCGTCGTTCGGCAGATCACCACCGCAAGCCACATCTTCTTCGTCTATGTCAACGGTGAACTGCAGGCGTCCGGCGCCAACACGACGATCACCTGGGTGACCTTCACGAAGATCGTGCTCCTGAACACCATCCGCCCCGGGACTTACACCGGGCCCCTCAACGGGTTCCTCCAGGACGTCCGTATCTGGCGGCGGACGCTCAATCAGATGGAGGTTTGGAGGGAGATGCACACCCGGCCGCCGAACAGGATGGGCCTCCTCGCGTGGTATCCCATCTGGTGGGACACCCAGACCCCGGTCCAGGACAAGAGTGGCCTGGGGCGTACTCTTGCAGCGGGTGCCGGGGTTCTCAACCTAGGGGGTGGTCCAAGCCCGCCGCCATTTGAGCTACGCCCCTTGATTCTTCCCCGGTGAACCATGAACCAGATCGTCGTTCTCTCTTCCTCGACTCAGGCCGACGGTAGCTTCACGGTCTCCGGCGTCTTCTGGCTCACGACGCCCGCGAACAAGGTCGTCCCGCACCCTACCTTCAAGAGCACGATCCCTCAGGTGAGTAGCGCAGATCTGCTCTCGCTCCAGCAAGGCACGATCACGGAGACGCCCTTCACGAGCGGGCTATTTCCACCGGACACGGCCATCGCGGATGTGCGTACCGTCCTTGAGACGATGCTTACGGACGCGCAGGTGGCCCTCGACGCAACGAACCCGCCTGTTGCGGGGCTCGTAGGGGCGACATTCAACGGCACGACTTGGGGCAGTTCTGGGGCACTCGATCCCGCGTGGATCGCTGCTCAGAATCCGCCGAAGACGCCCGATGGTGCGCCTCTGATGTCGATCGCACAGCGGCAATCCGACGGGATCCCTCAGATCGCCATTGCCCCTACGACCGGATCCGAGACAGTCATCGCGAGCCACAACCTATGTGACAAGTCGTCATGGTTCGGGGACTCTGCCCGTGCCAGAGGCGAGACACTCATTGATTCCGGGAACGGGACGCTGTTCAACAGCGCGCACACATACTGGATCGACATGATCTCCGGACGTGTGCACAACGACGACCACTGGGTGGACGACCAGAAGGCACGTAACCCAGGCGACCCCCATGGGTACGCGGTCATTGTCAAGGTCGGCGGGGTCACGCAGACGATGCGGGAGCCTTTCGAGGCGTCCGGCGGGGACTACGAGGTCATCTGGGAAACGGGTCAGGTACAATTCTTCACCGCTCCCGCGTCGGCCCCCGTGGTCGACTACTCCTACGCCACCACCTCGACGTTCTACGTGAGACCCACTCCCGGGAAATTGTTGCGGATCCTCAAGGCTGAAGTCGACGTGGCGACCGGCACGGTCATGACCGACACGGTCATGTATGACGTGTACGGGCTCGTGGATGCAGTCGCGCCCCAGTTCATCCCGGCGGTGCCGTCCGGGACCATGATCCCGATCGGGCAGGTCGTGTACAAGCGCATGGGGCAGATCGCATCGGAGGCCCAGGGAGCCTACCCGCCCATCGAGTCCCTCGGCGCATCGGACGCGGATCTTCTCCTGCCCATCGAGGAGTTCCGCCGTAAGTCGCGTGGTACCCGTAACAGGGTCCAGGGGCTCCCGTTCAACTACGAGACCACTCGTGACCTGTCTTCGGCGGCCCACATGGAGGTTCGCGTCCACACGATGCACGACCGACCGTTCGAGGGCGACACCGTGACCGTGACGTTCTACTGCGTGTCGAAGGACGAGGTCTGATGTGCGCGCTCTCGTACTCTCCGGCGGCGGTAGCAAGGGCGCGTACCAGGTCGGAGCGCTAAAGAAGTGGCTCCTCGAAGACAACCGTGACTACGACATCCTCTGCGGTGTCTCTGTTGGCGCCCTGAATGCAGCCTTTCTGAGCCAGGCCAAGCTCGGGGACATCGCTGCGGCGTACCAGAAACTCGCCGACGTCTGGGGCAAACTGAATGACGACTTGGTGTACAAGCCACGTTGCTTCGGGCTGCTGGCAGCCCTGTGGAACCGTAGCGTGTACAACTCGAAACCCCTCCGGGACTTCATCACCGCCAACCTAGACCCCGCTGCGGTAGCGTCCTCGGGACGCATCGTCAGAGTAGGCAGCACATCCTGGACGACAGGGGAGTACCGACTGGGAGAGGGCACCGACCCGGACTTCCTTCGATGGGTCATGGCCTCTGCCAGCTTCCCGATCTTCCTGGAACCCATCGCGATGGACGGCCAGCTCTGGGCCGACGGGGGCGTGCGCAATGTGACGCCCCTCGGGACAGCCATCAAGCTGGGGGCCACTGAGATCGACGTCATCATGTGCTCGAATCCGGACATAGCCACCCCCTGGGATCCTGAGGGGAAACAGGCCATACCGGGCTACCTGGAGAGGGTCGTGGACCTGATGACGGATCAGATCATCCGCTCCGACCTCCAGGTCTGCGGGCTGAAGAACGACATCGCCGAACGTGACACGAAGTACCAGAAGATCGTCCTCCGGGTACTACAGCCCTCTGTGGTGCTCACCCCCAACACCCTGGATTTCACCCCCGCACTCATCACCTCGATGATGGCTACGGGCTATGCCGACGCCTGCAAACTGTAGCCTTCGGGCGCAGATGAGGACCAAATGAAGACCAAACCCAGCAAGAAGATCACGGCCCCTGTCAAGAAGGCCGCCAAGACCCCGACGCTCCCGAAGAGCATCGTGGTGCCGCAGCCGACGATCATCGAGAAGAAGACCAAGAGGGTCACGGCGGCGGATCTCGTCGAGGTCGCCGACACCAATCTGCTGGTCTCGATCGATCTACGCAGGATGCCCGACAAGGACGTGTTTGGCATGGAAATCGAGGAGGGGCAGCGTCTCTTCCCCTACACGGTTCTCCCCCGCTTCCTCATCGGATGGCAGTCCCTCGGGCTTATCTCCTCCTTCGAGCTGAAGCTCACCTCCGACTACCCCCTCCCGCAGATCATCGTGCGCTTCGCCGAGAAGCTCCTGCCGGAAGATGTGGCGAAGCTCGACCCCGGGGTTCGGGCGCAGTACGACGCGAACATCGCGCTCCTCCGCGGCTACCCGTTCGTGACCATCGAGTCGCCCCTGCTGACGGCACCTTCCGCGGGCTGACCCCACAGCAAGCACCCCCACAGAGGCCCGTGCGACACCCCCGATGGGATGGGGGTCGCACGGGCCTCTGTGCGTTTGTGCGCTTATGCACGGGCTCTACTGACTACTCTAACGTACGCCAGGGGCCCTATGACCATCGCGCTTCTTCTTATGCGCAGCGATCGGTCGTAGGGAAACATCTGGCTCGGTCCGCCGAGACTACCTCCTACGAGGTTCGAGGAGCCCATGCTGCGTCTGATCCACAACCAACTCGCCGCCACGCCTGGCCCGCTCCTCGTCGATGACCTCGATGACGGGCTGCCGAACAAGGAAGTCCATCGCCTCGGCAGCACTGCCGACCCCAAGGCGTACAACCGCGATGGGTATGCGAACTACCCGAAGCAGAAGTGCTACATCCCGCGCGTCAAGCCGACGGATGCGACCCTTCCGGGCTACATCGACCTCGACCAGACGCCGCGTGTGACCTTCTCGGCAGGGAAGGGCAAGATCAGCAAGCTCAAGGCGGCGACCTGGATCACCGTCGTGTCGTTCCTCCCCGTGGACGTGGCGGCCCCGACGCTCGCGACGGCAGCGAAGAACGTCCCCGGCGCGGGTGACCTCACCCTGACCGGCACGACGTTCCTCTCGGTCAACCCGGAGATCACGTCCGTGATCATCACGGGCACCGGCGCCGTCACGCTGACGTCGGCGCAGATCCTCGCCGGTGGCGGGACGATCGGGGCGACCTCGATCTTCATCCCGGCAGCTCTTGTCCCCGGCATCGCCGCCGTGACCTCGACGGTGAAGGTCCGGGCGAACGCCCAGACGACCGCTGGCGTCGCAGTGAGCTGATGTCCCTGTGTTGTACCGTCTCCTCCCGCAACTCCTCAGACAGGAGGGCGACCACTTCCGGCGGATTGATAACCGCTGGCGGCCGGTCGACCTCCTGTTCCTACAGCAGTCCAGAACACTGCTGCGGGACGTGGAGGCCCGGTACACGCACCTTGAAGCTGCGATCGACGAACTTCAGACACTCATCCGAGCGGACCTCTACATCAAGCTGCTCACGAGAATGCGCCTCGACATGCGACGGGCTCGTTACGTCTGGAAGTCGGATCACCTCTCGTTCATCCAAGCGGTTTCCGCTTTCTACACGGACTATGGCGTAGTTCTCCGACTGCTCACCATCGAGCAGGCCCGTGGGACCTTCGTCGAACAGCAGCAAGTAGCCTCGTAAGAGTCACTGGAAGGAGCCTGATCAACATGCGCGTCGGAATCATTCGAGGGGACCTCCCGGGGCCTCTGTTCTTGGCGGACCTGGAGCCCACCAGCCAAACGAACTTCCCGACGGAGCCCGCCGGTCAGACCCGCTACGTGGGTCGCCCCGACGTGTCGAAGGTCGGTGCTGCTCTCGCTTCGGCATCTGCGGCCATCCTGGGGACCGGGGCGGTCGTGTTCCCGCTCACCATCGACGGGACCAACGACACCCTTCTCTTGAAGGACCACACGGCCGTGGCCTTCACGACCGTCACCCTCGCTCACGCGGTCTACGCGAGCCTGACGACCCTCCGCGTGGCAGTGAACGCCGCCCTCGTGGCAGCGGGCCTGTCCGTGACGGCACCGTCGGGTCTCTCGACCTCGCGGCTGATCCTCGTCAGCACGACGGGGCCGGGCGCATACATCGCCCTCGACACCGTGGCCCACGGCTCGACGGGTAACACGGACCTCGGACTCCCCAACGGCGCCACGTGGACCGTCCCCTCGGCAGCAGCGGCCATCACGGCGCTCCTCCCGGTGGGTGGCCCACTCGATGTCAGCTCGGGCACCATGGCCTCCGTGGTGAGCCCGCTCATCACGGCCGCACAGGTGAAGGCGATCGCCGACACCATCGCACCGCAGTTCGTCGATACGGACGTGGCGGTCAAGAGCTTCCTCGTCGGCAACCTCTCGAAGTGGCTCTCGGCCTCCTTCGTGCCGGATGCCAACAGGCTGCCCGCGATGACCCCGGGCGCGGCCATCACGGTCGTGCAGGACGACGGCGTGTCGGTCTTCGCGGCAACCAGCCCGACGATCAGCGGCGCCGTGCACGCGTCGCCGAACGCAGGCGACATCACCATCGCAGGCACGGGCCTCGGCAACGTCGAGTGGGACGCGGTCAAGGTCAAGGTCTGGAACGCGACCACGGGCGTGACCGTCACCCTCGACCAGAAGGTGATCGAGACGACCGTCACGGGCGGCACGACGGGCCTGGTCTCTGCGACCTCGATCATCCTCCCGGCCTCGCTGCTCAAGGGCCTCGGCCTCGCGGCTGGCAGCCTGGTGCAGGTCCAGTTCACGAGCCTCGCCTCGAACCGCTTCACGACCACCTGAGCGTGACGTGACAGCCAGGGGGGTCCACGGCGTCGTGGACCCCCAAGATGTAAATCCGAATCCACACCACGGTTTCAGAAGTTGTCGACCACCTGCCCACCCCCACTCACGTGGGGCCGGCAGAGATGAGGATGAAGCATATGTCGAGGATGGGGAACGGCAAAGGGCCGATCAGCAAGCCCGGGGAGTTCAGCACCCCCGATCTGTACTTCGCGGCGTACCTCCAGACGGCCGGAGTCGAGCTGGTCAAGCACGAACGGTACGAAGGTCGTATCTACTTCTTCTTCGACACCTCGATCAGCAACATCGAGGAGCTGAAGACCGCATGGTTCAACAACTCGGGCAAGGTCGCGGCGCAGCCTTATGCCCACAACGTAAAATCGCTCAAAAGTATCTGCCACATGCAATGACATACACCTACACCATACAGGTGGTGTAGCGGCGCGCGCGCATGAAAACGTGCGCGAAGTGTGGCAAACCGAAAAGTATCGAGCAGGACTTCCACAAGGACTCACGTACGGGGAAGCCCCGGTCCTGGTGCAAACTCTGCACGAATACCGACAACCTAGCTCGGGCGGCAGCAAACCCCGAGAAGAGCAACGCCCGATCGAAGGCTTGGCGAGATGCCCATCCCGGTCGGGCGTCTGCTATTTCGCGTGCATGGCAACTTCGGAACCCTGACCAGTTTCGAGCGATGCAGCGAAATGGTCGGTTCAACATCGACTTCGGGGCGCTCTGGGGTGCCCAGCAAGGGCTTTGTCTATCTTGTGGCGGTGTGATGCAGCGTTCAGGTAAACAGCCTGACTCTGTCGTGGTGGATCATGACCGGAGCTGCTGCCCTGATCGGAAGTCCTGTGGCAAGTGCGTGCGGGGTTTGATCCACTGGAGCTGCAACGTGATGCTGGGCAACGCGAAGGACGACCCCAACGTCCTTCGTGCGGCGGCGGACTACCTCGATCGATGGCGTACCAAGAAGGGTGTGTGACCGATCGTACGTTTTCATTTGTAACCGGATCAGGGCAACCACCCAAAGGGAGTCCTGACCAATGGCGAACGCGAAGGCCGACTATCTCCGTACTGCACTGATCGACGCGGTCCTCCGCAACACGTCGTACACGTCCCCGGCGACCGTCTACACGGCGCTCTACACGGTGGCGCCGACGAACAGCACTGCCGGCACCGAAGTCGCCGGTGGTCCGGGCCTGAACGGCTACTCGCGTCAGGCGACTGCCTTCAAGGCGCAGGTCACGCCGGGTGCGACCTCGAACAACGGCGCCGTCACCTTCGGCCCGAACACCACGGTGGACTGGGGCTCGGTCGTCGCGACCGCCGTGCTCGACCTCTCGGCTGGCGGCCACATGCTCTACTACGGCACCCTCGCTGCCCCGAAGTCCGTGACTGTCGGCGACTCCGTCTCCTTCGCGGACGGCGCCCTCACGATCACCGAGACCTGATCCAAGCCCTCTACGACGTCTGGTCGATGCCGTGGGCGGACCAAGAGGGCGCTGGCCATTGGCCGGTGCCCTCTTCTGCGTATGGGGTCTCTGATCCGAAGGTGAGGTTGCGATGGCTGTACTCGATGTTGCTGCGGATCTGACGCCGGACTCCAACGTGGGTGCTCCGCTGGGTAGTTTCCTTTCTTTCGGCGCCGCCTTGTCGGCGGACGCCAGTGTCAGTGCCCCATTGGACAGCCTGCTGTCTTTCGGCGCAGCACTGTCGGCGGACGCCCTCGTTGGTGCCCCCCTGGACAGCCATCTGTCTGCGGGTGCTGGCATGTCGGCAGGTGCCGCCTCCAGTGCTGCGATGGACAGCCTCCTGGCATTCGGGCTCAACCTGTCCGCCAGTGCCGCCCTGAGTGGCCTCGCCGTGGCTCTCCACGAGATGTCGGCCGCACTCACCCCCTCGGCGGGTGGGACAGCGACGGCGACGGATCGGGACAGCGCGCTGGCGGCCCTGTCAAGTAGTGCCGCCGTGACGGCTGCGCTCATGAAGTACCGCCTGGTCTCGGCCTCGCTCGAAAGTGGCGCGACGATCTACGCGAACCTGTCGCAGTTCAAGCCCGCACGCGCGACCCCCTACGTCAAGCCGATCGTGCTTCCGCGCGTGGTCCAGATCGAAGCCAAGGTCCACCACAACACGATCTCCGCCCCCAAGAGGCCCCAGGGATGAACCACGACATCGAAGCGAATCTCTCGGCGCATGCCGGGTGTGGGGGACTGGCGGGCAAGATGATGAGCATCGGAGCCACCATCGTCTCGCAACACGGGGGGCGTCCCTTGGCGCCTCCGCCCGTTCCGGCGCCCGTCACGGAGACGTCGCCGGGCACGATCAATCTGGGGAACGTGACCCTACGTCCCTGGGGACGCTGAGGAGCCATGCAGACGACACGCGGCAGGCAGGTATACGCGAACCAGCTCGTGCTGGAGCAGGCGGACTTCTTTCAGTCCGACGGCTTCACACGTGTCACGGGTCTGACTGCATCTCAGGTGCAGCAGACGTTGACGTTCAACAACGTTGCCCAGCCGTGGCCCCTGGTTGATGGTGGTTCGATCCCCGATGCCCAGACGGTGTCCGGTCGTATCTACTACTCCGAGATCCCGGGTCTGCCTGGCGTGTACAGCGTCCGGTTTCGGCCGAACGCCGTGGGCTACTGGCGCATGACCATCACGTACGTGCCCGGGCAGCAGATCGTCGCCCAGGACTACGACGTGCTGGCGCAGCTCCCCGCCACTGACCAGGGCCTCAAGCCGTCGTTCACCAAGCCGGGGACGGGCTGCTAACGATCCTCTTGTGCGGGTTGATCGTAGAGCCATGCCCAAGAGCACCTACCTCGACAACACCGTCCTGAACACCTTCCTGCGCGGTATGCCGGTGGTGGCGCCCCCGACTGTCTACCTCGCCCTGTACACGACGTCGCCGACGGCGGGTGGGGGTGGTGTGGAGGTCACGGGAGGCGGGTACATCCGTCAGATCGCGGTCTTCGGTGCACCCGCCGCCCAGACGGTGCTGAACACCGTCGACGTGACTTTCCCAATCGCCACGGCCCCCTACGGCACCATCGTGGGGTACGCCCTGTTCGATGCGGTCAGTGGCGGCAACATGCTCTACTTCGCGGATCTCTCGGCTCCGCGAGCAATTCAAGTCAACGACCAGGTGCGCTTCCCGGTGGGGCAGCTCATCGCCACGGAGACCTGATCGCGACGACTCCCCTCGCGTATTCCCACGGCAGGTAGACGTAACAGCAAAGACTCGACCATGTTGTCATTGGACGCCGACCTTGGAGCCACGTCGGATCTGTCCGCTGACATGATCCATACGGTAGTCGTCGGCGGGCTCGCCGATGGGAGTGGGAGTACCTGGGCACGGGCCACGGTCTCATACGCCATCGAGGCTGCGCTCGAAGGTGACTCCGACATCGTTCTACCCCTAGTGTGCAAGGTGCCGCTCCAAGGCGCCCTGGCGGGCTCCGGTGACTTGACCCCCGCAAGTCCGACCAAGACCCTCCTCGTGGGCGGACATGCACGTGGGAGGGGGGACCTCCTCGATCCCTACACGATTGATCGTGGGGGCGTGGTCACTGGTTCAGGCGATCTCACGGCGACCTACGTTGTCCGCAAGGACTTTCACGAGTCGCTCCTCGGCGTGGGCAGGGTGGTGCTGTCCCTACCGGACCCTCTTCGTGGTAGCGGCCGTACCGCCGCCTACGTGGAGGTGGCTCGGAATCTCATTGCCCGTCCGTGTTCGCGCACGAAGCATGGCAGCATCGAGGTCCGCTGGGGGCAGATGCTCACACGGGGGGACCTCCCGTTGTACTTGGACGAGGGTCCGATGCGCCCCTTCGCCCCCTACCTTCTGAGCTACACCCTGTACCTCATCCGTGAGGGTGGGTACGCGCAGCAGGTGGGGGCGTCGGGTAGGACCCCCGTGATGGCCCGTGTAGGCGAGTTCTACGCCACTGGGGAGGCCGGCGTCGGTGGGCAGCCTGGCCTTTGGCGCATCACCTGGAAGTGGCAGCGTAGTGCCGGCATGCCCTTCGAGACCTATTCCTACAACTTCCGGGTCACGGACGCTGCGACCTTGAACGATCCCAACGATACGACACCCCGATGCCGAAAGTACGGATGGCTGTGATGCTACGAACGGCCGACATCGTTGCCTTCCGCTTCAAGCAGGCGGCCGAGCCCGTGCTCGTCCGCCATCTCGGGTCGGGGAAGGTCCTCCAGATCGCCCGGGGCACCCTACGGGCCTCCCCGCACGCCTACGAGACCATCCACAATTCGTTCGTGGAGCCCACAGCGATGGAGCTGGAAGTCGCCCGGCGGCTCGCGCCCAAGACGACCTGGCGCAAGCCTGACCTTGTCGAGGAGCACGAGGAGATCGAACGGGCCGCCGAGATCCTTCAGGTCCCGGTCGAGCGCATCGTCGGCGCCGCCCGCCGGGCTCGGATGGTGTCCCTTTCCGACGCCTTGTGGGCCGAGATGGCGAACACAGACTCCTGGGAAACGGACACCATCGAGAAGGCCGTGGAGCTGGCCCGGATGTACGACAAGGACGTGCGGGACGTCCTTCTCGGGATGGGGGGCAGCATGGCCGCCCCGGTGGTCGTACTTACCTCGACCGGCCCCATGCTCGTGGGCGGGAATACCAGGCTCATGTCCTTCCACGGCCTGGGCGTCCGCCCCATGGTCCTACTGGTCGACATCCTCGACCACTCGTAGATCCCCTTATCAGACGCAGTTCGCAGGACTGCCTTCCCAAGGACTCCAGAGAACCCCATGTCGAAGACCGCTTCCGCCTTCCGCCACGCCCTCACGGTACGTAACGTCATTGTCCGCTATGTGGGTGTGTCGGATCGTGTCGCGACCGAGTTCTCTTCGCCCGAGGCGTTGAAGAAGTACCTGCACGACCACCCTGATGCGGACAAGTCCAACCACACGGTGAAGAAGCCGAAGGGCGACAAGCCGTCGAGTGACAACACTCAGCATCACGCGGAAGCCGCCAAGGCTGACACGCGGAAGCACGAGACGCAGAAGCAGTTCGACGACATGAAGTCCTTGAAGTCGAAGGTCGACAACGCCGATCCCACGGCGAAGAAGAAGTTCGACCGGGCATACGACAAGATCTACGAGCAGGGTGAGACGGCAGCCAAGGCTGCACAGAAGCTCCTCCCCAAGCTCGATGAGGACAGCCAGCAGGCCCTTTCCAGTACCCTCTCGGAGTGGGATCGCAACAAGCGAGACCATGCGAAGGGAAAGGGCGATGCCGCACACGGCAAGTTGCAACAGGCCGAGCAGACGTGGGGTTATGCCACGCAGATCGACCAGATGATCGCCGATCTCACAAAGAGCTGAGGAGCCTCTTCCATGTCTGACCCCCGCAAAGCCTTCCAGCACGCTGTCACCACCCGCAACGTCGCCGCCCGCTTCGTCGCCGCCAAAGGTGCCATCCCGCCCCAGTTCCTAGAACACATGAAGAAGAAGGAAGACAAGGGCGAGGACAAGAAGGACGACAAGAAGGACGACAAGAAGCCCGACTTCCTCAAGGACAAGTGACCTGATGTCTACCCGCAAAGCCTTCCAGCACGCTGTCACGGTCCGTAACGTCGTCGCCCGCACAGTCGAGGCGATGGACGAGACCGCCATGGATTTCTCCACGCCCGAAGCGCTGGAGAAGTACCTCAAGGCGCACCCAAAGGCTGACAAGGGCCGGCACACGGTCATGGGCCCCGAGCGCAGGACCGAGAAGTCCACGCAGAAGAGGGACGAGAAGGCGAAAGCGAAGCAGGAGCACCGCGACCAGGAGACGCAGAAGCACCATCAGAACCTGGACCAGGGCTTCGAGGACCTGGCGCGCAAGAACGGGCTGACTCGGGACGAGCTGGCGTACCAGTTCGCGAAGAACATGGGCCTGAACCCTCGGCAGCACATGGACCCGAAGGTCGTGGACGAGATCGAGGCGACGCACGCCAAGCGCAAGAGCGACCCGATGTTCGACCTCCAGAAGAAGATCGACTCGCAGGCGATGCAAACAGGCAAGACACGCGAGCAGGTCATCGAGGATGCCGTCAATCGGGGCATGGGCTTGAAGGGCTGACATGAGCGTCTCGTTCTACCGCGGGCAACAGATCGGCCGGGAAGACCTCAACCTCTTCCTGGAGAATACGTCACGTGTCCCGGTGAACGCGGCGGAGATCAGCTACGCCCTGTACGACTTCACGACGAAGCAGGAGGTGCTCCTCGGGGTGCCCCGCCGCATCCCTGCGAACCCCTCGATCGGCGAATACTACGCGAGCATCATCGTCCCGCTCGACGCCAACCTGGGGGACTACCGAGTCCGCTGGACCTTTCGCGAGACCCTCAACGCGCCCATCCAGCAGGTCGTGCAGGAGTTCACCGTCGTAGACAAGGTGACGTCGTCAGGCGTCGTCCTCACGGGGTTCACGAACGTTCAGGCGTCCCTCATCCGAAGCCTCCGGATCCTGCTCAGGGACAACAATCCCGACCGGAACTACCACTTCCGGCCCCCGACCCACGAAGACACCGTGCGGCAGTTCAACCGCGTCTTCGGGTACATCTGGGAAGACGACGAGCTGTCCGAGTACATCGACCGTGGCCTCGACATGGTCATCGCCTACCCCCCGCGCACGCCTTTCCCGAGCGTCGACGCGATGGTGCAGATGAGGCCCGAGTGGAAGACCCTGGTGCTCACGGCGGCGCAGATCCACGCCCTACAGGCGCTCCAGATCAACTGGGTGGCGGACGAGTTCGACTACTCGATCGGCGGCATCTCGCTAAACCTGGACAAGGCCGGCAAGTACGAGTCGGCTAAGCAGTCGGCGTCGGAGCAATTCGACAAGCAGATCGAGAAGGCCAAGGCCACGATCAACATCATCCGCGCCGTACAGCAGCCGAAGTTTGGTACGGGTATCAGATCGAGTTTCGGTCCTTACAGTGGGGCTGGAATCCTGACTCCCCGGAAATTTGTGGGCTTTTAGGACCGTATACGGGTGCAGGGGTACTGACACCATAAAGCAGGTCTTGATCAAGTTGTCGTGGTGTGCCAGTATACAGGGCATGCCCACGACTTGTCCCGTATGTGGCCAGCACTTCCCAAACTCCGATACGATCAATTCCCGCCACAAGGCCAAGTGCTCTGGCGAAGTGGTGACGAAGCCGCGGCCTTGCTTGTGTGGGCATGAAGCAACGTCTCTGACGCAGATGAAGCGTCACCGGAGCACCTGTACGAAGTGGGCGGAACGCGATCGCGGTGAGGTGCAGATGAAACGCCTCGCAGCGACGCTCCAGAAGAATCATGGAGAAGGCGTCCGGAACCCTCGCGATGTCGTTTCCGCGGAGGCACAGCGACGCGAGACGCTAAAAGCGAAGTACGGGGCGGAGAACGTGTTCTCCCGAGAGTCCTCCCTGTACGAACAAGTGCGGGCAGCGTCAGACGCGAATCGACCCGTACTCCGAGGAGAGGCCAACCCGTTCGCGTGGCCAGAGACACAAGCCAAGATCAAAGCCACGAATGTCGAACGGTACGGTGCGGAGAACCCCCAACAATCGGACGAGATTCGCGCACGCACCCGTGAAACTGTTCTCGATAAATACGGGGTGGAGCACGTACTGTCAGCACCGGAGGTTCGAGGGAAGATCGTGGCAACGAATGTCGAGCGGTATGGCGGACCTACCCCTGCAAACTCACCAGAGGTTGTGGAGAAAGCTCGTCAGACCAACCTCGAACGTTGGGGAGTTGAGTGGACCGGGCAGAGCTTTGTTCTTCGGGAGCAACAGTTGGCCACGATGGTCGAGCACTACGGATCGCATTTCCTGGCCTCAGAAGAGGGTAAGGCACGGATACGTGAAATCATGCTTCGTGAGTACGGTGTGCCCCACCCGATGATGAACCGGGAGATAGCGCACAGGGCGCTAGTCAACGCTGGAGGCCATCGACAGCCGAACCTGCCTGAACGAATGCTCCACGCACTCGTCCCGCAGCTTCTCTACACGGGCGACGGCACGTTCTGGCGGTGGCTCCCCCTCTTGAAGCACCACAAGAACCCTGACTTCATCCTACCTGGCCCCGATGCCGACAACTCGAAGCGTGGGGTCACGAAGGTAGTCGAACTCTTCGGGGACTTCTGGCACTCCCGCATGTTCACGGGGAAGGCGAACTTCGATCACGAGCAAGAACTGATCAACGCGTTCGCGGAGATCGGCATCGAGTGCCTCGTCGTGTGGGAGAGCGACGTGAAGAAGAAGCGCGAAGAGGTCCGCAGCCGTGTGGAGGAGTTTCTGGCCGGACACGGATCCTCTAGTAAGAAGACCCCGGATGGAGCCTGACCTCACGATGGACCCCACAGCTCGCCGTGTCTCCGAACGTTTCGCCTCTGGTTTCTCGATGGCCGGCGTGCTGTCCGAGGATCGGATCACGTTCCGGTGGGACTTGCAGTCGATGTCCGGTGTGGGTGACGTGCGCTACGGCACGTTCAAGTCCGACCTGGAGGGTGCCGTGCAGCGTGTTGAGCGTGAGTGCGACGAGGTTGCGGCCATGCTGGAGAAGCTGCACCTCGGGGGTGCTCTCTGGCAGACGACCTGCGGCACCGACAGCACGGGGCACTTCCACGTCTCTGCCTCCGTAGGCTTGCGCAATGCGGGCCCCTTGGCAGACAAGAGCTTGCGTGACAGGGCCGTGTGGCTGTCCGAGACGTTGCGTCGGCGAATCATTCCGGCGTGATCGCTCTGCTGCGGGCGTGAGAAAGCTCTTTTCTCCGTTCCTGATCGAGACCCCACTACCAAGGGGGTTCCCGGATCAGATCATGGCACCCAGAGTACACCCGTGCGTTTGCGGGTTCAAGAGCATCACATACCCGCAGATGAAGAAGCACCGGCGCAAGTGCGCCGTGTGGCGGGCCCGACCAAACCCCACCGCCCTGACCATCCTACGCCTGCGGCAGACGCGGCAGGAGCAGTCGGCGAATGAGCGGGCCTTCGAGCCGTGCCTCATCTGCGGCAAGCGGCCCGACCATCACATGGTGTCCTGTCCCAACTCGCAGGCTGAAGTCGTACGTCGTCAAGCCTTGGAGCGCCATGGGATCGACCTGGAACAGTTCGACCGCTTCCTTCGGGTGCTAGCGAAGCGCTACGAGTCTCGGGGCTCGGCTACGGAACCCCGTCCTGCGGGCTGACCTCTCCACGTTTCTTCTTGTGCGCCGCGCCTTTGGTGCGGGGTCCCCTTGCCGGGCCCCGACTATCAGAGGAGATGCAAATGAGCGACACGACCAACCCGGCGCACAAGACCATCGACGACCCGATCGACGCGGAGACGCTCGCGAAGTTCGACGACCTGGAACAGGCGGAGATGCGTCTCGGCAAGCAACTGATCACGCTCCGTTCCGAGGAGCTGCGCATCATGGTCGCGGCCCGCCGGATCGAGGACGAACGCCAGAGGCTGTTCGAGAAGGTGCTCGTCGATCGTGGGCTGCACCCGTCCACCGCGATCAACATCGACTCGGGCAACGGACGCATCAGCCTCGTCGGCCAGGCGCCGCCGGCCGACGTCGCCGTGGATGCCCCTCCGGCGTCGTGATCTTGTGGTTCCTCTTGTCGCGGATCTCCGTCTAGGAGGCCCGCGTGCCGTACGCCACTCAACGAGATAGGACGCCGAACCCGCTGGAGGTTACGCGCACGCCCTGGCCCGTCCCGCCGCTCAATCTCATGATGACGAGCGGCTTCGAGCCAGGGTTGATCGACCTTTGCTGGTCGAATCCAGCGGAGCTGCCTGAAAACGGTCGTTTTCGGCTGCATGGGGTGAACGTCTACCGATCGTTCGACTCCGAGTTCGGCCCGTTCGAGCGCATCACCGAGCTGCCGGTCGGCGCGACCTTCTGGCGCGACCAGACGAACAACGAGGTGATCGTCGACGAGGACGTCAGCGATCGGTTCATCCTACGTGGCCCCTCGTCTTCGGGGCAGGATGCCGATCGCTACGTCTTCCAGACGGTCTTCCGCCCCATTGTCAAGGAAGGTTCACAGGGGATCTTCGCGAACTACCCGGGGGATGTCCGGGTGTTCGTGGATGGGGTCGAGGCACGGGTCTCACGGGTCTACGGCCAGACAGGCGAGATCGAGATCAATCCGACCAGCTACCCCGACGTGGGCACGCAGAAGCTGATCCCCGCCGTGGTGCCGGGTCCGAACAGTGTCGTGACCTGCACCTACCGCCGTCAGAAGTCCCTGCTCCGCACGGACCTGATGCAGCGCATCTTCTACCGGGTGACCACCGTGGGCGTACCCACGGAACAGGATCCGGCGAACTGTGGCGTGGACGACCTCATGGAGACGCCGCTGGAAAGCGCCGCCGCCACACATTCGTTCGAGGTCGAGAAGCTCGACTACATCTGGAAGGAAGCGATCCGGCGCAACCGCTGGATCCTGGAGGAGGGTGGCGAGCGTGTCCGGGTGCTCCTCAAGAAGCACGTCGGCATCCCCTGCCCCTGCATCCCGGACTTCCACCACAAGCAGCCTCAGAACGACTGCCTGATCTGCTACGGCACGGGGTTCGTGGACGGCTACGATGGCCCGTTCGAGCTGATCATCGCCCCGGATGACGCCGAGCGCCGTATCAGCCAGAAGGACATCGGCAGGACCGTCGAGCACACCTACGAGGTGTGGACGGGGCCGACCCCAGTGCTGTCCCACCGGGACGTCATCGTGAAGTACAACGGGGATCGCTACTCGATCGGGGCCATCCGCAACCCATCGGCACGGGGCACCTACCTCCAGCAGCACTTCTCGATCGGCCACTTCGATGACGCCGACATTCGGTACAAGGTCCCGATGGGGACCCGCATCCGGTACGGTGCAGCGCAGTTCGCCCCCTCCAGCCCCGAGCAAGAGGGCGAGTACGGGGTCACTAACGATCCCGATGTGCCCGCCGAGCGTCAGTTCCGCGGCAGAACTCCTGTCTGGGAGAACATCGAGGACTGATGGCGAAGTCATACTTCAAGGTCACTCAGATCAAGCTCGCGCCGCTTCTGCCGGCTGCGGCGTTGCAGCAGTTCGACCCGGACAAGGTCCTCAGGCGCCTCCGCAACGAGGTCCTGAAGAAGGTCCGCGATAGCATCACCCAAACGACCTTCTCTTCACGGGCGAAGATCGCCCTGGCGAAGGCGATCAAGATGACCATCGGGCCGCGCAGCCTGACCATCAGCTCCACCCACCCGGCCTTTCGCATCTTCATTGAGGGGCGCCGGAAGCGTCAGATGAAGTGGCTCGTGAAGGCCCGGGCCCCAATTCCGATCATCACCGAGTCCGGTGTGATGATCTTCCGTTCCGCGACCCCGAAGTCGATGCAGGACGGCAAGTGGGTGCACCCGGGGTCCAAGTCGTCGGACTTCTTCGACAAGGCCCGAGGTACGGCGCGAAAGACGATCAAAGCCCGGCTCATGAAGGAGTTCCAGGCCCAACTCAAGGCCGGCATAAATAAGGGAGCGAAGTCTCGATGAGTGACATCCGCGTCGTCGCAGTCAAGACGGGGATCGTCTTCATCGAGGACATCGGTGTCGATGTCCCCTACGGCAATGTCGTATCCATTCCCGCCGAGCAGGCGCTGCGCTCGAAGGACCTGTATCGGTACCTGAGTCAGCGGGTGCTCTTCCAGCTCCACGCCGGTGCTGTGCACGGGCCCAGCCCGATGCCACTGACGGACCTACCGAAGCCCGAGCCGGCACCCCCTGCACCACCCCCGGGCAGCCAACGGGACGTGGCTCTGGACCAGCAGGTGTCCATGCTGCGGGCCGCCCTGGAGCAACGGGAGGCAGTCTTCGTGGCCGTGCTCTCGGCACAGCAGGCGCAGTTCGCAGAGGTGCTCGAAGCCCTTCGGCGGCAGCCACAGACGATCGTCGTCCAAGCTACCCCCCACGGTGCTACCCACCCCGCTTTGTCGTCGATGCCCTCCACCGATGCCCCGATGTTCATCCCGAGCGAGATCAAGCCGAAGGATGTCGATGCTCGGGTGAACATCGAGTCCACGTCGCAGGAATCCGGGGTCGCCGATGCCTCCGCTGCCCTCCGCCGTCTGCGTGGCGGGCGGCAGAGTCAATAAACCTCTTACGTGCCGCGTCCCCATAGGAGAAGCCCCATGCACCCGAAGCAGTCATCCCTCCTTCAGCGCGCCCAGACGGTCGTCGCTTCGATCAGCCGCGAAGCCGCGGTGGTCCTGTGGAAGTACGTCGATCCGGACAACGCGAAGGAGTTCTACCTCAAGACCCGTCGCAAGACGGTCAAGTCGCCCTGGTCGGCCAAGAGCTTCCAGGCGACCGCAGAGCGGTTCTCCATCGGCGACGTCGGCAAGGAGCTGAAGGCCGACAACGCGAAGGTCAAGAACGCCCTCTGGAAGTACACGGATGACGCGGGCAACGAGTTCTACCTCCCGACCCGCCTCACCACGACGCTCAAGTCGCCGTTCACCGGCAAGGCGTTCACGCCCAAGCCCGAGAAGGACGCCCTGACGGACGTGTCGAGCGAGATCCGCGACGAGCAGAAGGACAAGGCGAAGCCGAAGTCCAAGACCAAGAAGGCCAGCGACGATCCGTCCTGGCGAGCCTGATCATGGACAAGAAGGCAGCTACCACGCCCAGTCCAGAGAAGATCGCAGAGTCGACCCATGCCCTGTGGCATGACCCGACCACCTACGACCCGTTCCGGCACGGGCCCCCCTACCTACCGAACACGGGGCGAACGATGTCAACAGTGAAGGCAGCGAGTACGAAGCGTGCGGACCATGTCGATCTCCACGCTCTCTGCGCCAGCTTGTGCGCGGAGTATGGGGAGGATGCCGCGAGCGAGCTGTCTGTGCTGTTGGCCTTCCTTCGGGCGGCGGCCTTCGTCCACCAGACACACCACTGGCAGACGCGCGGGCAGACCTACTACGGCGACCACCTTCTCTTCGAGCGCCTCTACGGGGAGTCCGTCGCGCTGATCGACGACATCGCCGAACGCGCCGTGGGCTCGGTCCCGAACATGGGGCATCTTCTCGTGCAGCCCCTTCTCCAGGCGGGGCACCTAGCCCGTCTCGTGTGGATGTTCCACCCGCAGGAGGAGCACGAGACCCAGATGGGTCCGGACAGCTACGCCGCCACGAGCCTCGCGGTGGAGCGCCACCTGCTCGACGTCATCCCCATCCTGCGTGGCCGCATGGAGGCCGCGGGCCGACTGTCGCTGGGCACGGACAACCTGCTCCAGGGCGTCTCGGACAAGCACGAGAGCTTCATCTACCTGCTGCAACAGCGCACCAAGGTGGGCAGCACGTACAAGTACGATCGCCGTTGAGTCGGCGCAGAAGGGATGGAATGAACATGGCTGCGGACAAGGAACTGAAGACGGGCGTGGGGCTCGACATCGGGACGATGAACATCGTCTCGGCACGTACGAGCGGCAGCAAGACGGTCACGAAGCGCGTCCGGGACGCCTTCCTCGATCTCGACGTCGACGCGAAGAAGTCGCTCAAGATGTCGAAGGTCAACTACGTAGAGAAGGACGGCCAGCTCGTCGTCATCGGCGACTCCGCCCTCACGATGGCGAACCTGTTCAAGCGTGAGGTCAGACGCCCCCTTGCCCGGGGCGTCATCTCCGCCGCCGAGCTGGACGCACAGGAGATGCTGAGCCTCCTGATCTACCACGTGCTGGAAGCCCCCATCACGAAGGACGAGCACTGCTACTACAGCGTGCCCTCCGCGCCGATCGACGACCCGGGGCAGGACGTGCACTACCACACGGAGATCTTCCGCAAGATTCTCGCGGAGCACGGGTACACGCCCCACCCGATGAACGAGGCGATGGCGATCATCTACAGCCAGTGCGCCGAGACGGGCTTCTCGGGACTGTCCGTGAGCTTCGGGTCGGGTATGTGCAACGTCGCCCTCGCGTTCCAGACCGTCAGCGGCCTGGAGTTCGCGGTTGCTCGTGGCGGCGACTGGATCGACTCTCACGCGGCAAAGGCCCTCGGCTCCACCTCGGCACGTATGTGCGCGATCAAGGAGAAGGGCGTCAACCTCATGAAGCCGGTCGGCCGTGAGCAGGAGGCGATCGCCCTCTACATCGGGGCCCTCATCACCTACTGCCTGGAGAACATCGCGAACCAGTTCAAGGCGTCGCGTGGCTCGATCGATCTCCCCGAGGCCATCCCGTTCATCGTATCTGGCGGGACGAGCAAGGCGGAGGGTTTCATGGACCTCTTCCGGATCAAGTTCGACGAGGTCAAGAAAAAGGGCTTCCCCATCGAGATCAGCGAGGTTCGTCAGGCGACGGATCCCCTGACGGCCGTTGCCGAGGGTCTCCTCGTCCTCGCGGCTGAAGAAGACGTCTGATCGTCCTCCCCTGTCACAGACCAGGAGGGTGATTCGATGTTCTACAATCTCGTCAACTCGTTGAAGCGGCGCATCATCCTGGAGCTACAGGACAGCTTTTCGCGTCACCCGATCTACGCCAAGGTCGCGCCGAACATACAGAACAAGTTCTCTTTCGAGCAGCGGCCCCAGTTCGGAATCGTGGTCAAGGGATCGAGTGCCAACAAGGTCCAGCTCTCGGCGGACAACTTCAAGGGCACCGTGCAGAGCCACGTGATGCTCGCCTACGTGGGCGAGCCCACGTACCCGCTCGAATGGGTGCGTGAGGACCTGAAGACGATCGAGGCCAACGGCGGCTACATGCCGACCATGCCCGGCGTCTACTACATGGAGATCCTCACGGCCCCCACAACCCCCAATGAGCCGGGGACGTATGCCCTGGACCCGCTCGTGACGGTGCCCGACGAGGCCCTGTTGCATTTCGTGTCCGGCATCGAACAGGAGGCACAGCTACAGAACCTGCCCGTCAAGAAGACGCTGCGGCTGTGGCTCAACCGCCGCGTCCTACTTGCCGAGGGGCGGGACTACTCCGTCAACTACGCGTCGGGGGCCATTCGGTTTCTGGCCAGGTTCGATCCGGGGTCGATGGTCACGGCCAGCTACCGCTACGCCGTGCCCTCCATCGGGCCGATCGACTGGTACTGGAACACGGCCGACTTCACGACCCTGCCCGGCGTCACACTGGCCTTCGGGAAGCGTGCGAAGGCCGGGGACAAGGTCGCCGTGGTCGTGCACTCGGAACGTCGGGACGTGGCCAATGCGTACGGCGGACGGTTCGACGTATCCCTCGACCTCGACGTGATCTCGACCGACCCGAACCAGTTGGAGGAGATCGCGGACCTCTCCGTCATGTACCTCTGGGGCGAGAAGCGCTCGGGCCTGTCGTTCGACGGCATCGAGGTCGTGGACGTCTCCATGGGGGGCGAGGCCGAGGACACCTACGACGAGCAGGCTGAGCTGATGTACTACACGGGCTCACTGTCCGTGCAGTTGCAGGCCGAGTGGGAGATCCATATCCCACTGCCCCTCACCATCACACGTGTGATGCCTGCCGGAGCCGAAGACGGACTCGCGGGCGCCAACGCACCCCCACTTCAGGTCGCGACCAGTGACCTGCTGTTCCAGACGGTGCCGGTCAACGTGGGCCGGAATAACTCGTTTGAACGAATCACCTGAAAATAGATATCGGATCGGAGACACGCCATGCCCAAGTACGTGTTCGAGTGTGCCGGCTGCACCCTGTGCTTCGAGCGGTCGTTCAAGATGGGGGATCACGTGGATCACCCGTGCCCCTCGTGTGGCAATCCCGCACCACGGGTCATCGAGGGGTTCGCCTTCCAGTTCACCGGGACGGGGGGTGCCCCCGGGAACACAGGCGTCCACGACCTGGACTACCCGACGGCCGACAAGATCGTGGGCAGGGACGCGGACCTTCGGAAGGAAGTCCTCTCGGCCCGGGACGAGGCGAAGAACGGCCTCCGGAAGCAGGCGGGGATCAACGGCCTCCAGCGGATCAACGGGGAGGACGGGTCCATCGAGTACCACGCGATGAACAAGCCCACGATCGAGGCCAGGCGGAAATTGGCAGATCAGGCGATTCAGGCAGCTCGGGCAAGAAAGAACGCCTGACTTGGGGGGCGTAGTTTTTTCTCTTGTGTGCGTTCCCCCGTAGAGAGCGCCGCAGTTTCGGAGCCGGTGTCAGGGCCGGGCGAAAGCACACGACCCTCATAATCAGATGCACATCCGGATCGAATGCAGAGGGAAGCCGCACACCCGTCCTTGAGGGATCGGGATCAAATCGGATTCACCGCCCTCTATAGGCCCCCACTCACTGGAGACTCGGATGGCTATCGGCCCGTTCATCAGCTACGCCCCGCCTGGCACCTACACGCGCACGCTCGCCGAGAACAACGCCTCGAACGTTGTCCCCGGGCTGCGTATCCCGGTGATCATCGGAGTCGGCCAGGAGGAGCTGGAGACTCTGGACCTCGAACTCGTTCGCGGCTCCAGCTCGTACGTCGACACGGCGGTCACCGCCGAGGACGTCAGCGAGGAATGGGTGGTCGATGCGACCAACCCCCAGAACCTGATCCTCGGGGTACAGGACGGCACCCGGACGCAGTTCCGAGTACGTAACTTCCCGATCGTCAAGGGCGACGGCCTTGGCCAGGTCACGAACGACGTCCGCAACGTCATCGTGACGGTCAACGGCACCTCGGTCGCCATCGGCGCGGTGCAGGGCTCCAAGGGCCTCGTGACCCTCCAGGTCGCCACCCAGCCGGATGACATCGTTCGGTGCAGCTACCAGTTCCACCGTGGTGACACCTCGTTCACCGACACCGTGTCGGACCAGGTGACGACGGCCAGCGCAGCGCTCATCACGCCGGGCTTCGAGCCGTACAACATCACGGCCGGCACGAGCGACACCTTCGTCCTCACCGTCAACGGCGCACAGGCGACCCTCGCCCTGCTCCCGAACTCGGCCTCGACGGCAGCCTCGCTCAAGTCCCAGATCGATGCCGCGGGTGTTCCCGGGTTGTCGACGTCGATCTTCGTCGACAACCAGGGGCTCAACCACCTTCAGTTCACGGCCAGCGTCTCGCTCGTCGTGGGTGCGGGCAACGCGAACGGACCCTTTGGGTTCACGTCGAACACGAGCACGGCCCGCAACGCGACCTTCAAGGTCTTCCAGCGCCCCATCGTGGACGGCACCGGCGGCGGCATCACGACCACCGACCCGAGCAAGGTCGTCGTCAAGGTGAACGGCATCCAGGTGCTGGCCACCGCGGTCGACGGCACGAACGGTCTCGTGACGCTCGGCGCGCCTCCGGCTCCCGGCAGCAGCGTGACCATCCAGTACGCGGCGAACACGTGGCAGGACACCTACGACCAGCTCCCGAACACGCTCGTCACGACGGTCATCCGTTGCGGCATCGCGGCGGGCCGGTCGGACTACATCCAGGGCCAGGACTTCGTCATCGCGAACCCGAGCCTGGACACGTCGATCATCAACTGGGGCACCAGCTACACGGTGTCGAACACCAAGGCCACCCCGGGTGCGACCGCGTTCGGCTCCACGCAGGTCGTCCCCACCCTGGTCGATCAGCAGATGTTCCTTGCCCAGTGCACCGCGGTGACCGACACCTCGGTCGTACCGGCGGTGGTCTCGACGACGGACTTCCTCCTCCCCGAGATCCCCACGGTCGGCAACGGCCGCAACACGACGCTCGGCGCATCGACGTTCGCCTCGGTCACGAACGGGCGCATCGACCTGCCCTCGAACCGTCCCGACCTCGTGAAGGTCTGGGCTGGCCGCAACCTCCGTGACGCCCTCAACCGTGGGCAGCTCACGGTCACCGCCGTCGACGGCCCGAACCGCAAGATCACCCTCAAGGATGCGATCGCGCCGGACGAGACGGTCTTCGCGACCTTCTACTACAACAACGTCTCCGACGACACGTTCCTCCTGACCTGCCTCACGCCCGGCCCCGTCGGCCAGGGGCAGTTTTCTCTCTTCTCGGCTCTGCGGAACAAGAACCTCAACCAGGTGCGCCTCGGCACCAAGTCGGGCTTCTCGCAGACCATCCAGTGGCCGCGTGGGGTCGAGACGATCCCGGACGCGTTCCACACGGGTGCCGGTACCCCCGTCAGCGAGACCGTGACGGTCACGTTCGGCACGGCGGCGGCAGAGAACGCGGTCTACACGACGAAGGGCGCGAGCCCCTGGTCGTTCTACGCGGGCACCTCGTCCACGTGGGTCACGAAGGTCAACGGGTCGAACGTCACGACGAACCTCGCCGTCGCACATCGCGGCTACCTCGTGAGCGGCCACGTTCCCGTCAGCGGTGGTGGCACGATCACCATCCCCGCCTCGCCGAACAACGTCCTGAACCTCTCGATCGACGGTACGAACGTCGCAGTCGCCGTCACGGCAGGCGCACGTACCCCGGCCCAGATCGTCTCGGACCTCAACGCCGCGATCGACCTCGTGGTGCCGTTCGCCCCCGGCCCCAACAACCTGGCGAGCTTCGTCCAGGTCGGCGGTCCGACCGGCGACGTCATGTTCGTCATCAAGAGCTTCTCGACCCCGGGCGCCCTGCCCGGCGGGTTCGACGCCGCGAGCTACGTCCGCATCATGCAGGGGACGGTCGAGGGCACCCTCGGCTTCGCCACCTACGCACGTGCAGACGGCACCTCGGGCGCCATCAACAAGCCGGCGACGCTCCTCGGGACGCTCGCAGGTCCGTTCAACATCACCGCGGGTCTGAACGACACGCTCAAGGTGCGGGTGAACGGCGTCGACTACGCGATCACCCTGCCCTCGGGCGCGGCGGTCGCAACGTCGGCGGTGGTGCTCGCCATCAACGCGGTGCCGGGCCTCACGTCGCTCGCCAACGCAGGGACGCTCGCGAACCTCGATCAGCTCCGCCTGACGAGTTCGACGAACAACCCCCAGAGCAGCCTCGTCATCCTCGACGGCAACGCGAACGTGGTCCTCGGCTTCACCCAGGGCGATCAGGCGAGCCAGACGCTCGTCAGCGTCCAGGAAGTCGCCGACGCCCTCATGGCAACGGGCAGCTTCGCCTCGGGTGCCGTGGCGTACGCGGACACGATCAGCGGGAACACCTTCCTGACGATCGAGTCGCTCACGACGGGTGCCGCGACATCGAGCATCGGCTTCGTCTCCTCGACGAACTCGGCGTTCAACCAGCTCTCGGGTACGAAGATCGTCCCGGGCACCGATGGTGACAACGGCGAAGACGCACGTGACAACTTCACGGTCACGTCGAGCAACGCGAGCGGGTCGGCTGGCACGGGCTTCCCGGGCCAGACCTACACGGACGCGGTCACCGGGCTGCGCTTCACGGTGCTCCCCTCGGCCACCGGAAGCTACACGGCGAGCGGCTACTTCACCCTTGTGGTGTCGCAGACGTTCGATGTCTCCCCGTCGATCCCGACCTACTCGGTCCCCGGCCTGGAGATGACCGTCTCCAACACCGTGGGCGTGGGGGTCAACGACGTCGCGGCAGTCCAGACGTTCAACCCGGGCGGCCTCGAACCGAAGGTGGGCGACTTCTACTACGTCTCCTACCGCTACATGAAGCAGGACTTCTCGACCCGGATCTTCCAGCAGCTCAAGACGATCGAAGCGAACTTCGGTCCGACGAGCGCCGAGAACCGGGCGACCCTGGGTGCCTACCTCTCAATCCTCAACGGGTCGATCCTGGTCGGCATCTCGCAGGTCAAGAAGGCTGCGAACACGAACCAGGCGACCGCCCAGGTCTTCAACCAGGCGATCGCGGACCTCACGAAGCCCCTGCCCGGCAACGTCCTGCCGGACATCGTCGTCCCGCTCTCGACCGACACGTCGGTCTACGCGTTCCTGACGAACCACTGTGAAATCCAGTCGAGCATCCGCAACCAGGCGGAGCGCATGGGCTTCATCGGCTTCGCGAGCGGCACGACGCCGACGTCGGCGCAGTCCATCGCCAAGTCGCTCGGCTCGAACCGCATCGTGGCCTTCTACCCGGACACGGCCGTCATCACCCTGACGGACGAGCTGGGCCAGTCCTTCGAGCAGGCCGTCGACGGGACCTTCTTCGCAGCGGCGGCAGCCGGTGCGGTGGTCTCGCCTGCGGTGGACGTCGCGACCCCCTACACGCGACGCCGCCTCGTCGGGTTCACGCGCATCCCGCGTGTCCTCGATCCGGTGGAGTCGAACCAGACCGCGGTGGCCGGCGTCTCGATCCTCGACGACCTCGGCGGCGGCACGATCCGCATCCGTCACGGCCTCACGACGCAGATGGACAACGTCCTGACGCGCCTGCCGACCGTGACCCAGATCAGCGACTTCGTGCAGCAGCAGTCGCGCGCAACCCTCGACTCGTTCGTGGGTACGAAGTTCCTGGCGAGCCGCACGAACGAGGTTGAGGTCTCGATGACCGGCCTCCTCAAGTCGCTCATCCAGGCGGAGATCATCGGCGCCTTCACGGGCGTGGTCGCCTCGGTGGATCCGAACGACCCGACGATCCTCAACTTCAACGCCTATTATCAGCCTATTTTCCCGCTCTTGTACATTGTTTTGACCTTTAACCTCCGGGCAAGTCTCAGGTAGGCGCTTATTTCGGGCACTTAGCCCGAAGTAGCAGGGTCAGCGGCTAGTAGACTTGACGGCATCGGTAGGTGAGCTTAGGCTCCCTCCGATGCCGTCAGACATTTGGGCCGGGAAAAGCGAGCCACGAGACTTCGTGACGTGCCTGGTGTGTGGCCACAGGGCCGTCACCCTCGCCACGCATCTTCCCCGGAAGCACGGGATCCTGGCGGACGCCTACCGAGAGCAGTTCCCTGGCGGACGCCTTCGTTGCGAAGTGCTGATTGAGAAGCGTCAGGCGGCGTCTTCACGAGCCCATGCTGCGAGTCCCCGCAAGGGACTCAAGAAAACGATCGACTGTCCATCGTGCGGGCAAACGCATGACGTGGGGTTGACGTTTGCGTCCACCAACCGGCTCTGCCCAGAGTGTCGGGACGAAGCGCAGTGGGCGGGCAAGACCGAACCCCAGGACTACGTGACGTGCGCGGTCTGTGGGCATCGAGCGGAGAGCCTCGTCAGCCACATCCGAAACACCCACCCTGAGTTGGAGGGGCACTACAAGAGGGCCTTCCCCGGATTCGAGGTGATTTCGTCAGGGTCTGCGCTTCGAGATCGATCCCACCTCAAGGGTAAGTCCCTCTCGACTGATACCCGTGCGCTCATGGCGGCAAACGCTGGTCGATGGAATGTAGGCTTGACAAAAGCCACTGACCCCCGGGTGGCGCAAGCCGCCGCCAACATGATAGGCCGTAGGACTTGGAGCAAAGGGCTCACTAAAGAGACCGACCCTCGGTTGCAAACGACAGCAGAGGAGGTGTCGCGAACTCGTTCTGTACAGCACTGGACGTCCGGCAACGACATCACGCTCACTCGCGAGCAACTCCTTCCGTTCTCCATCAAGAACGGGAAGATCTCCGTCGGTCGAGCCATCGCCGCCTTGGGGCACGCTTTTGTGACGATCCGGCGCGAGTGCGAGAAGCACGGGCTTCTGATCTCCCACGCGGCCCTCAAAGAAGCGATCTGCCTGGAGACCCTCGCGCAGCTTCTCGGCGGGATGTCGTATGAGACGGAATGGAACGATGGCACCTTCCTCAACCCAAAAACGGGTGGGCGCTTTCGATTCGATGGCTTCTTCCGTGAACGACGTCTCTTGGTCGAGTTCCACGGGAGTCAGCACTACAACCCCACCTCCAAGTGGTTTTTCGATGGTGGGGGTACATACGCGGAGCTTGTTGAGCGGGATCAGGAGAAGGCCCGTCAGGTCCAGGCGGACGGACGGTTCAGGCTCTTTGCTGTACGCGAAGACGAGCCCTACGCTGATCCCACCTATCTCCGTGGGCGGCTCATGGACGAGGGCCTTTTCGATCCAGGGGCATGACATTTACACGCCAGGCTGTTGCATTTCTACCTCTTGCCGCTCTTGGATGTGACCTACAACCCGTCCCTCGGCTACCCGATCGCGCATGCCCCGAATGATCCCATCTACGGCATGTACGACTTCGAGATGCCCGTGGGGAACACCGGCATCGTCTTCGTCGCCTCTCTGAACGGCATCCTAGGGCCGAAGGGGGCGGGGGCCATCTTCTCCCAGCGGCTGATGGACGCCGCGTTCAGACGGGCCGCTACGACCCTCGTGCACATGGGGGTCATGGCGGCCGAGCCCTTCTCGTTCATTCGTCAGGCCGTGCCCCTGACACTGGCGGAGGCCGCCGCTCTCCTCGACACGACGGCACAGACGATCTCCGATTACGAGACCGGAGTGCTGCCCCTCACGCGGGATGCCTGGATCACCATCGCCGAAGCTGCGACCCAGAAGGACGATAGGGCGATGACGCCCTATCTCGCGCTCACCCCCGTCGACCTTCGGCCACGTCGGATCCGGATCGTGATCGACTACACGTCGTAGTCAGAAGCCGCGTTTGACCCAGCGCGCGGCTTCGAGCAGGGCGTTCTTGGCGCTCTGCTCCCGCAGGCCGCCGAATGCATGCGCCTCCGCGTAGGCATGCGCCCGGGCGATGACCATGCGTTCCATTCCGGTGGGGGCCTGGACGGGCAACTCCGAGACTGCGGGGGCTGCAACAGCGGGCTTCGGGCCTTTGCCCTTCTGCTTCAGCCACTCGCGGTACAGGTCGAACCCGGCCCCCGGCGTGTACACGTAGACCTCGGAGCCGCTGCGGATCTCGCCGCTCGGGCGGATGCACCCGGCATGCGCCAACTCGTTGAATCGCGGGGATGCCGTCTGGTGCTTGTACCGGAAGTCGGCCTCGATCTCAGCACAGGTACATCCGACGAGTCCGGCCTTGAGGATGGCCTCGAAGATGCTCAGGGCGATGCTGGGGCGCTTGGGCTCGATCTTCTGCGCGGCGGCAGCGGAGGTGTTCATGCCTCCCCCGGTACACCGGACCACCGAAAAAACGACGTGTAGGGCACCCGGAACCGCAATGGTTCTTATCGGATGCGTACTGCGTGGATCGTTCGGCAACCAAGGACCACTTCGAGCGTGAGGAAGATGAGGCGGAGCGCCTCGTCAAGCCCGCTCCGAAGCTCAAGCCCCCGCGACGTGACCTTCGTCGTGAGACGGTGGACGAACGCGATCCGGACGTAGAGGGCGACAAGGACCTCAAGGGCGACAAGGACCTCTCCCTCAACTACAAGTCCATCGGGGGCTCCACAAGCCGTCGTGTGCTCGCGCGCTTCCTGGAGGCCAAGTCGGCCCCATTGCCGAAGCTACATGCCCCCCAGAAGCCCGGTGAAGCCCCGAAGCTCGTCAAGCCCGCCCGTCCCTCGACACCGGCCAAGAGGGTCAAGGTTGTCAACAAGGAGACAGGCGATCGCACTGAGGTCACTCAGGAGACGATCAAGAAGTTTCCCGCGAAGTACGAGGTCGTCAAGGACGACGGCTCGTCCAAGGCGCCCGAGGACGAGAAGCCGGAAACGACAGAGTCCCCAGCAGAGGACGAGAACGACCTCGGGGGCGAGGACCTCACGGAAGACTGGGCCAAGAGTGCTCCGGCCGGCCTCCGCTACGACCTGGACCAGTGGAAGAAGGTCAACAACGACGTATTCACGGTAGCGCTGGGGAAGCCGCGCTTCACCGGGGACATCGTGCGTCCGACCTGGTCGAAAGCCCGGGAGGTTCTCTACGACAAGCTGCCCAAGGAATGGGGGGACCCGACGATCGGGGACCTCATTCAGAAGCGCCGCAAGCTCGACTTGCAGCGGCTCAAGTACAACGACCCCAACGCCAATCACGAGCACAACAAGCCGCGCATCATCCAGCGTGTCCTAGACACCGCGGACAAGGTGCCCCTCGACGCGGACGAAAAGGCTCTCGTCAAGGAACTTGGCATCGAGGTGCCATCGAAGGCCCCCGAAGACAAGAAGGCCCCCGAAGACAAGAAGGCCCCCGAAGACAAGAGGGCCCCCGAAGACAAGAAGGCCCCCGAAGACAAGAAGGCCCCCGAAGACAAGAAGGCCCCCGAAGACAAGAAGGCTCCCGAGGACAAGAAGGCTCCCGAAGACAAGCCCGACCCGCTGGCACAAGGTGGGAAGGATCTGCGGGATCGCGCCAAGAGCGACCCGGAGCTGGCGCGCATCCTCAAGGAGGTCACGGACGGCAAGTCCTCGACTTCCTACTTTGCTGAGAAGGAGCCCAGTTTTCCGGCGAAACAGTTCTTCCGCGGGAAGGACCTCCCGGAGGGTCTCAAGACCCTGGGTGATGTCCTCCAAGCGCTCAAGGCCGCACCTTCGGAGCCGAAGGTCAAGAAGCCGAAGCCGGCGCCCAAGGATGGGCAGCCCGCTGCCGCGGCAGCCCCGGAAGAGGCGCACAAGGCTGAAGCACCCGCACCGGCAGCCCCTGAGACGCCCAAGGCGCCCAAGGACCTCCCCGAGAACCACCCGGTCAAGCAGATCGCGGATGCCATCGAGAAGAAGTCCCCGGCCTTCCAGGAGTTCGTCGAGCAGGACGCCACGACTAAGACTGACAAGGACGGGCAGCCCCTCTTCCCCAACCCGAAGGCAAAGGGTCGGGATGACCGTTTCCTACCCTTCGACAAGCTCGACCCGATGTCCCAGTCGGCCATCGGCGAACGCTTCACCAAGTATCACGACGACTTCGCTGCCGCGGACACGGCTGCACAGAGGATCTCCGAGAAGTTGGGTGACAAGGGCCTCAGCCTTGTGCAGCAGCTCGCCGACCCTACGAGCGAGCTGTCCAAGAAGATCCGCCCTCTCGTCGAGAGGCATGGTGACGGGGTCACGATCGAACGGGCCATCCCCGAGTTGAAGGGCCTCGACCTAGAGGGCCTCGATACGGTCGGAGACCTCCAGCGCGCCGTCCGTAATGCGCCCAAGTCCTTCACGCCGAAGAAGCCCGCCAAGGACAAGGACGAGGCGACGCGATGGCTCGACGACAACGGGCACGAAAGCGACGAGTTCAAGGACTACGCCCGACGTGTGTCCGAGTCCGAAGACGCACCCCAGGACGATCCTGAGCCGGGCGCCGAGAAGCCCGAGCCGAAGGCGAAGTCCCTGGAGGTGCAGGACGGCAAGATCCTGTACGTCGATCCGGAGTCGGGCGAGAAGACCCCCTTCTCCGATCTCAAGGACGCCACGAAGAAGAAGGTGTTCAAGCAGTTCCAGGCCGAGAAGGGTGAGCTGGCACTGCGTGAGATGCAGGATAAGGACCCCGCCCTCCAGGGGGTTCTTTCAGACCTCTCCAATCCCCAGAGTGCCCTGGCTCGTCGTCTATCCGGAGTGGACCCCGTGAAGGGGAAGAAAGGCACGCCGATCGCGCCGACAACGCCGATCGAAGAAGCCCTCCCGGAACTCAAGGGTGTGAAGCTCCCGGACTCGTACAAGACCGTAGGAGATCTCACGAAGTCGGCCAAGAAGATCCAGCCCCCGCTGCCCCCGCCCCCACGTCGGGAGTTCACCGAGGATGAGCATCTGAACGCCGTAGAGAGGCTCATGAAGCGCCTCCCGAAGGGTGCCAGCCCCGAAGTGGAGGACGCCTTCACTCGACTGTGTGCTGGGCACCCTGACGACATCGACACGGCCATCCACACCTTCGATGCTGTCCGGAAGAGCAACTCCGGCGGTCTTGGGGGTGCGTTGGCGGCTGCCACAAAGATCCGTGCGGGTGATCCCCTTGCTGTGCGCCCCCCGACCAAGGGCGTGGTGGTCGAGACGGACAGCAAGGGTGAGCCGAAGACCGTAGAAAAGCCCTGGTCCAAGCTCACCCCGTCGCAGAAGGCCGACAATCTGGCACGGCATCAGGCCGAGGTGGTTGCGACCAGTCTCGCATTGCAGTCCCGTATCACGGGCCACCTGGAGAAGTCTGGCGCGCCCCGTGACCTATCCCAGGCCCTGACGAAGCACCTCCTCGACGACACTGCCGATCAGGAGGCCCTCAAGTCACAACTCGATCAGGCGAAGGGTGATCCCAAGCGTTCGGCCGAGATCAAGAAGAAGGCGGAGCACGAGGCCGAGGTCAAGGCCAGTGAGGGTGCCCGGGCACTGTTCGACTCGTCCATCGCCACCGGACGGCAGCAACGGGTCTCGGACTCCGATGCGGAGAAGCTGCTCGGGTCCCTGTCGGACAACCCGACGGCAAAGCGTGTCGCCGTCGGGTACTTCCAGGCGCACGACTACATGGACGCCGTGGACCAGTTCTTCAGCGGGCAGAAGCGCCCGATCACGGAGAACAGCCCCCCGCGGGACATCGCCCACGCCCTCGTCAGAGCCAGCAAGGCCCTGGGGAAGCGCAACAAGATCTACGGGTCGGATGGTCTCGCACTCGATCCCGGCATGACCTTCCGGGAACGTGTGCTGGGCAAGCTCGGGGTCCTCTCGCCGGAGAAGATCGAGCCCCTACGCGAGGCCCTGACCGACTTCGAGCACGGCGAGTATGCGACACGGAAGAAGGACTACGAGCGGGCGCTGTCCGAGTATCAGAAGAACTCTGAAAAGCACCCGAACGAAGCCTACCGCAGCCTCCCACCCCCGGAGCCGCCGCCGATGCCCACCGTCTACCAGAAGGCCCCCGACGGGCGTGCTGGAAAGGGCCTGTTGAACGGGCTCCTGTCCCGCATGGGATTCCCCAAGACCGCCGAACGGGTGGTCGGTCGATGGAGGCTCGCGTTTTCTTCTTATCCGAACGGGTGGTCGATGGCGTCGAGTACACACACGTCCAAGACTGCCCTGTATCACGGGGTGGATCCGTACGAGTACGGCGTAGAACCCTACGCCGACTGGACGCAGGCCCACCAGCGGGATCTCGGGGAGAACGACTACACGGCGATCCTCAAGGCCGCACGTGAGTGGTTGCGTCAGCCCGTCCTGTCCAAGAACGTCGAGGGTGTCGAGAAGGACACCCAGCTCCGTGCAGCCCTCGACCTCGCCGTACGTACGCTGGAAGACGGCCGCTACGACAACGCCCTCCACCCGGCGGTCTACAACACCCTGCTCGCGAAGCTCGCGGGTGAGCCGACGGACGAGACCCTGCTCACCATCCGTGCCTCTGCACGGACGGCGGGCGTCAGCTTCGCGGTCGATCAGGCATCGTTCCTGTTCGTCCCGGGGCGTAGGTCGGTGGACTTCGGCCAGGACATCATCGCCGCGATCAATCGTACGTTCGTCAACTTCGTAGACGACGACGGTGAGATGCACGCGGTCGATGACAACGGCGGTGCTGCGATCCACGTCACCCACGTGGCCACTGCGCGCGGCCCCTCGACGATTCAAGACGAGAAGCAGGGTCTGCGTCGCGAGACCCGCGTCGACGTGTCGTTCCCCGAGGGAAGCGCCGCCGATGTGAAGGCCGCTCTCACGACCCTCGGCAGGAAGCATGGCTTCCTCGTCGAGAGCATCACGCACTCGTATCAGCCCGGCGTCCGGAAGGTCGCCTCGACAGGAGACACGTCAACCATGACCATGCCGAAGATCGCTTCCCAGGACGCCAACCAGATGCTCGGCCGCCTGGACCGCATCGCGTCGACCATCCAGGACAACTACGAGTCCTGGGGCATGCCGTTCGATACGGCCCGCGCGCTCGTGAACGCCCTCGACAAGACCGCCGACGAGATCGAGGCAGCCACCTTCGGTGGTGAATCGCTCGCCGTCCGTCAGGACGAGATCGTGACGGCCTCGATGCGCGGCAAGCGCGCCGAGGTGCTCCAGCACGATGCCGACGAGAAGTACATGAACGACTTCGCCAATCCGATGGCGCCGAAGCAGACCGAGTCGGACGAGCCGTACATGAAGGCGTACGGCGACGACCAGTCGAGCGCCGTCCGCAAGGGCAAGTCGACCACGGGCCACCCCCTCACCTGATCACCCTCGGGTGACCAGGACCGCCGGGCAAAGTGTGACGTCGCACCCGTTCCCGACTTGTTCGGGGGCGGGCTGCGACGAAGCACCAAGTACAAGGACTACGTCACGTGCAGACGTGATGAGCGAGTGAGGCCCCGTGGCGATCGACTATTGGAAGCTGACTAGGGACTTCAAGGAGGGCATGGCCGTCCAGAAGTTCTTCCCCGGATACGACGCGATCTCGCCCTTCACCGGGTGTGTGACCGCCGTGCATCGTGGGCTTGGCGTCGTGGACGTTCAGTGGCCCCACGGCAACGAGCGCTGCTTCCCTGACGAACTCGTCATCTGCAATCCGGCCATCGTCCGCTACCTGCCGCCGACGCTGGATCAGTCGATGCTCACGTACGACGTCCAGAAGGCGCGCAAGACGGCGAACGCCGGACCCAAGCTCTGGCGCACCTACGAGGTTACCCCCGGGTTCCATCGTGACCTGGCGACCCTCTGGATCCGTGGCGCGAGTGAAGTCCAGGCGTACGACGAGATGTGGCACCGCCACGCGTCGATGACGTCGGACGATGTCCTCCGCGAGGAGGTCACGCAGTTCTACACGGTCGCGAAGAACCTCGCCGACCTGCGCCTCTCGCAGCATGCGATGAAGACCGCAGCCTACTGGGGGGCCCAGAACCGCCAGTACCGTGTGTCTCAGCAGGAGGTCACCTCCCGCGTTCCGACGTGCCCCAAGTGCGGCACGGGGATGAAGAAGACCACCTACAAGATGCAGAAGGGGTCGCGCGTCCGTCTGTTCGCCTGCCCCAAGGACCTCTTCCTCCTCCGTCAGAACGACCTACTCGGCCCGGACGGCACCCCCGTCACGTGGTGAGGAGCTGAAGGAACGCACATGGCTTTTTTCAAGAGCGGCAACGCCATCGCAATCAGACCGTCGACCACCGTGTCCCTGCTCGACAGCGGGGATCGCGTCAAGGTCGCCGATCG